ACGCTTTTCAATCTCAAAACGCTTTGTCGTATCAGTTTCTTTTTCTAGTTCTTTCTTGGCTGCAATAGCTTTCTTCTTGTATGCAGAGCGATCATTATACATACTCTCCATAATCTCAGGCAAGAAACCATGGCGTTCTTTTGTGAAGAACTGTCCGTTTGGTGTGAGTGTTACATCAGCAGTCTTTAGAACAGATGTGTTTACTTCACGATTTAGTAATGTATCAATAGACACATGATTGTTGCGAAGAAACTCACGAATAGTTCCATCATAATGCTCAGGATCAATCAGCGTATCAGGAGAGATGTTATACTGCATGATAAGATGCGGATACAGACTGTTCAAGTCAAATGATGCAACCCACTTATGCTCACCGATTAGTGGATCTTTTACGAATGCACCAACATATGCTGCATCTTTGCGATTCTTTGTTTTTGGTGGCACAACCATCTTCTTCTTTAGAAGATAGTTATAGATGATTGCATCCCACATGCGAACCTGTGTGAATACATCGTCGTAGTTAGACTTGGAATCATATGCAAGAGTAAGAGCAAGTTCAATCAGTCTCAGCTTGTCTTCAAGCTTACCAACAAGTTCCACGTCACGAATGTTATACTCAATAAATAGCTGATAGTTGTCTTTGTAAAGAGTGTGAAGTGAACCATACTCTTCATACGACAACTTGCGTTCACCAAGCTCAACATTACAGATAGCATCAAGCTTGTAGCTTTCTTGTGACTGACCACCAGGAGCAAACTTCTTGTATAGTTCGATATAGTCCAGCACCGAGATACCAGACGGCACAAATGCAATTTGTTCACGGCCCATCATAGTCACACGGCGTTCATCAAGATACATCCATGGAGACAAACGCTTTGCTTCACTCTCGCCTAGTACCTTTGTGATACGATTGACAAGATAAGGAATATCAAAGAACTTTACGTTCCAACCAGTAATGATATCAGGATAATCAAATGTCCATTCGTCAAGGAACTTCTTGAGCAAATCAAATTCATCGCGGCATTGAATATACCAAACATCATCGCGCTTGTTATCAAACTTGCCGCAACCTAATACGACAAACTTGTTCTTATTCTTGAATGTGATTGCTGTAATAGGTTCGGATGCAGAAGATGGCTCAGGAAATCCGTTTTCAGAACCAACCTCAATATCAATATTGGTCACATTGATATGCTGTAGATCCCAATCAACATCATCCGGAAACGTATCTGCAATGAAAGCATATTCATACTTGTTATTGCCATAGACAACAAAGCCATCAACATCTTCGTATTGCTTGATGAAATCTCTAGCTTCACGAATGTTGCCTGGCTTTAATTCGGCAACATAGTCGCCGTGAATAGTTGTCCATTCTGTTTTCTGTTTCGCAGGCACAAAAAAAGTAGGAAAGTAATCTACCTTTCGGCGTACTTTCCTACCATTTTCAACACCTCGATACAGAATACGTGAACCGTAAATCTGGACGTTAGTGTAAAAGTTTGACATTATGTTCCTGGCATGATTAGATTAGAAGTTGGGACTACAAGCCCACCAAACATAGAATTATACTGATTGACGAACTCTTTAATTGGATCTATTATACACAATACATGAGATTTGTCAATAGTAAAAGTCTTCTGATCACTAAACTCTGCCCAAGGCGCAAAGCCAACATTCGGAGTCTTTGGATCCATCTTGTTCGGCATTACTACGATACGAACAGGATTCTTGATTGAGATGGCAGTTGGGATTGGTGCCGCTTGTGTAACTTCACCGAGAAGTTCTTCACCAGTGATAAGCTTGAGTATCTTAATGTTGCTTACCATTATTCAATCTCTGCCAGAAGATCAAAAACACCAACTGTCATCCACTTAGTTGGGATGTAAGTCAGATTAGAACCTGACTCGGACTTATAGACATACTTGTTATCGTAGTCCATAACCTTGGCCAGCTTTTCCCACTTGCCATCATAGTCGCGCTGCTTCCATGCAGTCTCAAGAATATTCATTACAAAACTCCAATATTAATTAAACTTAACGCCGTTCATCTTCTCTTCTGTGGTAACGAATACGATTTTGTCTTCGTCATCCGTATAGTATACAGGGTTTAGTCCTGCTTGTCTATATTCTTCTGCCCACTTTAATGCAACATGAAAGTTGCTGTCTGGGCCCATAATCTCTGCTGCTTGTCGGATAATATCTTCGGAAATAGTTTGGTAAGCCATAGTTCTATTCCTTATTAAATGATTTTACCATACTCCATCTTCAATCAAATGTGCTGAACCATTATTGATTAGCTTAGAAATGCAATCATCACAAATGTTACCTGGTTGATAACCAGTATTCTTATTTAGAATATACTTCTGCATATCATACATTCTTGAGCCATAATGTCCGAGAATGTAATAGCTGCCCTCTTTTAGATAAAGAGTTGCAGCACAACCATCAGCTTGATCATCCAATGATGAAAAGGGTACAAACTCGGTATTACATGTGTTACACTTCATGTCCATAAACTTTGATAATACTTGCCAAAAAGTCTAAGACCATTGTTAATACGCTTCTGAATAGCTTCACGTTCTGCAAAGGCTTCGTCAGTCCAACCACGATGGCGATCATAGATTTCTAAATCCCATTCATCATTCTTGATCTTCTCAAAGGCATAGATCATCTCATCAAGAATATAATGCCATCGCATATTGTTGAAAGGTCGATCCCAATCATTATCTTCGGTATTGTCATCATAGATCACATCATCAGGTGCGTCCTCACGATCCGTATACGGAGTGCCAAACTTACCTTCTTTAATCTTTAGAAGAATAGGATGAATGATGTATGAAAGAGTGTGATCAGCACTCCAAGTATCCCAATCATCAATACGAACACTAATTCTCTGCTTACGATGCTTGATAATAGGATTGATAGTTATGTCATAGACGGCTTGAATAGCATCATCAAGCATATCTAAAAAGTTTTCAAACTTAGTTGGTGTTGAAGGGTGTGGCCAAACATGACCGTACTTCTTGTTCATGTAACGATCATAAATCTTACATCTCAAGAAATCGGTAGGATACTTACTGATCTTGACTTTCATCTTCTATTGCCTTGTTAGCAGCTTCAATCAAAGTTGCAAGAATACCCTTTCTCGCAAACATAATAAGAGTGTCGTAATCTAAGCTGACAGTCATTGTGGCCGAACCGTCTTCGTTCTCCACAAAATCTTCAACTTCAATCTTCTTCATTAGCTATTGCTTCCAGCCTTGCCAGTTGCCTTACGAACCTGATCCAGGCCAAGTTCCTTGCAGATGAAGTAAACAGTACCAGCATTTGTGCCGATCTTCATCTGCTCTTGCTCCATAAGTTCGTTGCCGACTTCGTTGCAAGTCTTTTCGTTGTTGTATTCGGGAGTGTTAGGATATCGCGTGTCAACAGAAGCACTGCCGTCTGCCATGACGATTACAAGAATAATATACCAAATGGACATGATGTCACCTCATAATGTATGAATGGAGCGGGATACGAGATTCGAACTCGTTTCACTAGCTTGGAAGGCTAGGGCACAACCCATATACCAATCCCGCAATGTTTGTATTTAGTTGAGAGCCGCAATACCCTTCAACTCAGGCACTTCACGCTCAAGTTGGATCAATGCTTCCTTTAGATTGCCACGTTCAATATTCCATACAACATCTACAAAAGACGCATCTGCGGCAGCATCTTTAGTAACAGTATATCCTCGGCATTCCATATAATCGATGATTTCCTCATCATCAAAATCATCAAGGTCAATATCAACATCTACATCAACGGTTCTATAAAAAGTTGCCATGTGTTCCTCTGTGTGTTTGTCAGTATGGTCATAATAGCATACTGGATAGGATTGTCAACTCTCTTTTCGATCCTCAGCAGCATAAAAATCAAAACGATGATGGAATATAGGACTTAATGCCAATGCTGCGGCTTTAATTTTTCCTTGCATCTGTAGTTGGAAAACATGACTCATCCAAGTTTGTTCATAGGGTCTTTCCCATTTCGTGTCAAGGAATACTTTTCGATTGCCTTCCTTAGAAAACCAAAGCGGCCAGTTGCAATAGTGAAAATGGCCCTCAAGATACTTTAAGTCCTTATATCTTTTCTCACGAAAGATTTCAGTCTTTGGCGCATCGGGATCCAAACCTTGTTCTGGAAGATTTGGGTTATCTGGAAAATATTGTTCTCTTATATATTGAGGAACATTATACCAAGCCCATTGTGTTGCATTGGTTCCAAAAAACTCACTATAAGACAACTTCAAGTAATCATACTTGTTTTTGTGTATGATTGCAAGAGATTTATAATATAGATCATCTGTCCATTTTTTATATCCTGATGCACACAATTCTTCTGTTTTATCGCCAAGGTTCATATCATCTTCTAAGAAGATGTAATATTCTGAATCACTCTCATTGAAGTGTTCTGCTACAAACTGTCTTGCACCACATATGCCTAGATTGTCTTCTTTCTTTATGTGTTCGAATCCATACTGCTTACACAACTCATTGTAAATTGAATATGTTGTTTTGTTTGTAGAGTTGTCGATCAGTATCTTGCGAGTTTTGAGCAAGAATGTCAGATCATTCTTTTTGTAAGTCTCAACAAG